CCGGGGAAGTTGATCGCTATCTCGTCGCAGCCGACGTTCGCCTCGATTTGCAGGCGCTTCAAAACGTCATGCGGGTCCATGCCGGTGAAGGCGTCCAGGTTCTCGGCACACAGCGCGCCCAACTGGTGCGCCAGTCGATGGAAACGCGGATTGCGCGGCTTCTTGATCTCCACGAACACGCGGGCGCCAAGCTGGTAGCCGCGGCGGCGCAGGCGTGCCGATGTGAGTCCATCGGATGGAACAAGCGCGCCTTTCTGCACGCTCATCTCGAAACGCTCAGGGCGGCGGGGTATCTTGGCCGTCATGCAGCGACCTCGAACAATCCCCCTTGCGCCGCCAGGGATTCCAGGTTGCGAACCGCCTGCTGGAAATAGCTGGCTTTCAGCTCGACGCCCACGCCGCGCCGGCCCATTTCCGCCGCCACGTAGGCTTCGGAGCCAATGCCGAGAAACGGCGTCAGCACCACGTCACCCGGATTCGTCCACAGCTCGATACCGCGCCGGATCACTTCCAGTTGCAGCGGGCAGATGTGCCGCTCGTCGTCGTGTTCGCGGGCGCTTCGGTATTGCAGGGTGTCGTTCGGGTCAATGTCCATCCATACCGGGCTGGCGATCTTCTGCCAGCGATCTACCGGGTAGCCTTCGCGATCATGGGTGACGCGATCCTCGACCTCGCCCGGTGCGCGCATGGTCACCAGGTAATCGGCGATACCCTGCCGGCTCATGCTGGCGTTTTCGCGCACGGTCTTGTGCAACAGGCCCAGTGCCTTCGTGCGCTGCATGGCCGTCACCGGGTCTTTCCAGATGCATACCTCGCTGGCGTAGATGAACCCGGCCGACTGGAACGCGCGGATCAACTCGCCGCGAAAGTCTTTCAGGCCGATCACGCCATCGCGCGCCTTGCTGGTCGGCAGCTGCATGCAATGAAAGCTCACGTTTCGTCCCGGCTTCATCACCCGCGCCAGCTGGCGCACCAGATGATCGAAGTGGGCGAAGAACTCGCCATCCGTGCGGCAGTTCCCCATATCGCGCGGGCTGTTCGAGTAGGTGTAGAGGCTCGAAAACGGCGGCGAGAAGATCGAGTAATCGACACTGCGCTCAGGCAGGCCGGCGAGTACTTCGACGCAATCGCCGTTGTACAGCGCGTACTTATCGGTAATGACTTGATCCAGGCAGTTCATGCGGCGCTCTCCGTGTGTAGCCATGCTGGCGCGGCAATGCGCGTGCGGGCGTTGTAGGGGTTGGTCTTGCGGGTACTGCCGGCCACTTGCTCACGCACGGCGTCGCGGGTTTCTTCGGATAACTGCTCGCCCATCGACTGCGCGGCGGCTTCCTTGCGTTTCAGGTTGGCGACCACCGCGCCTTCAAGCTGGCTGGCGAAGATGTGCACCATGACCTCACGGGTCTGACCGAATCGCCAGCAGCGGCGCACGGCCTGGTAGTACGCCTCGAAGCTGTCCGTGACGCCGACGAAGGCCATGCGGGCGCAGTGCTGCCAGTTGAGACCCCATCCGCAGATCGACGGCTTGCTGACCAACACGCGGATACGCCCCGCCGCGAAGTCAGCCAATCGGCGCTCCTTTACGTCGGAGTCGTCGGAGCCGGTGATTTCCACGGCGCCGTCAATGGCCTTCACCAGCGCGGCGGATTCGGCATTAAGGTCGCACCAGACCACCCACGGCTGCGGGTCGGCGTTGACCATCGCGGCACACGCTGCCACGCGATCGGCCATGCTGGCTTTGCGCGCATCGCGGCGCTCGCTCAGCGTCTGCGCCTCAAGGGCGAACAGCATGCCCGCCGTGCTGGCCTCGGTCTCGACAAGATGCTCGGCCACAGTCAACGGCGGCAGGTTGTACGCAGTGTCGTCGTGGCCCAGGTCAGACGGCTTACGCACCATCGCGCCCCAGCTCGATACCCACTTCCAGAACTGCCCGCGCGCATGGCCTTTCAGGCGCCAGACTTGCGTCTCTCCGCCGTCATGCACGAAGTATTCGGCGAGCATTTCCTGCCGCGAGCAGATACCCAAGAACTCGGCGTGCGTGCCAAGCTCCGTCCAATCGTTCGGCGCAGGGGTAGCGGTGGCGCAGAGCTTGAACGGCGTGCTGGCGAAGGCGGAAAGCAGCTGCGCCAGCGTTTTCGTGTCGTGGTGCTTGATGCAGCTGGATTCGTCCAGCACCACCGCGCCGAACGCTTCCGGGTCGAACTTGTGCAGCCGGTCATAGTTGGTGACGTTGACGCCCTCGCGCACGTCTCCGGCTTCGCGGCAATGGGTCACTGCGACGCCGATGGATTCGCCCTCGGTCACCGTCTGCGCCGCAACCGCCAGCGGCGCCAGGATCAGCACTGCCCGCCCGGTCGCCTTGTGTACTTCGTGCGCCCATGCCAGCTGCATGCGGGTCTTGCCAAGGCCGGTGTCGGCAAAGATCGCGCACCGTCCGCGACGAAGCGCCCAGCGGACAAGATCGGCCTGGTGCGGCATCAGGTCGTAACGATCCAGCGACGGCGATGACGCGATGCCGGTAGGCATGGTCGTGGTGAGCTTGCGGCTCACGAAGTCTGCGTAGCTCATGCCGCCACCGCCACAAACCCGAACTTGCGCTGATTGACTTCGCTGCGGCACGCCCGGCACTGGCTGATAACCAGTTGGTCGTAGCGGTCAGGCGTCCAGAATTCCAACGTGATCGGATGCCATGCATCCTCGCCGTAGCCGGCACGCTGGCAGCTGCGGCACAGTGCTTCCTCGCCATACGGCGTGGTGCGAATCGGGGTCTTGCTAGCGCGGCGCGGAAGCTCCATGCGTGGCGGGTTGCGGCGCCATTCGGGCGACAGGACGGCGCTCATCCCTCCCACTCCCCGCCAGCCGGCAGCGCGTACACGTAGCCAATCCGATCGCGTGCCACCTTCGGGCGGGCCAGTTCCTCGCCTCGGCGCGCAGGCAGCAGCTTCACTGGCGCATCAAGCCGGATCGAGCCATCGGCGGACACGAGGCGTGCGTGCGGAATCGCGCCGGCATCGGTCAGCGTGTGGTGGTTGCGATGCGACGGGGCGCGGTCGCGTAGGTTGTAGGCGGTCATTACTGCATCCCTCGGCTGTTCTGTTTGCGGGCTTTTTGGTCGGGCTCAGGCGCGGATGGCAGCGGCCCAATCCAGTCCTGCATGCGCATTTCGCTGAATGTGTTTTGCAGGTGCACGGTGTCGCCGACGCGGATGTTTCTGCCCTTCGCCGGGATCACTTCCACCACGCCTTTCAGGTGCGTTTGACGGTCAGGCGCGTCGTAGTAGTCCTCGCGGTGGAGGAACAGCACCACGTCGGCCTTCTGCTCGATTTCGCCGGACTCGCGTAGGTCGGTCAGGCTTGGTCGCTGGCCCGCGTTTTTGCGGTTGAGCTGCGCCAGCAGGATCACCGGGCACTTCAACTCTTTGGCGAGCGTCTTGCCGGCCTGGGCGATACGGCCGTACTCGTGGCGCTGCTCGCGCTTGGCGTCCAGGCCCATGTCATGCATGTGATCCACCACGATCAGGCGCAGCGGTTTCTGCATGTGGGCGCGGCGGGCGCGGGCCATGAACTGTTCGACCGTCAGTCCGGGCGTTTCATCGATCAACAGCGGCGACTCGATGATTTGGCCGGTCGCCGTGGTCAGCTTCGACCAGTACCACTCGGCGTCGGGCTCATCCTTCGCCGGGTTCTCGACCCAGTCGTGCGGCAGCTCGCCGACGCAGGCCACGGCTCGCGCCATGCACTCCTCGGCGCCCATTTCCACGCTGAAGAACGCGGTGTTGTTGCCGCGCAGTGCGGTGAACACCGCCGTCTGCAAGTTCTTCCACGGCCACGGCGCACCCAGCAGCGCAGGGCCGCGCTGGTAACGGGCCATCAACTCGGCCTGCATGCGCTTCATCGCGCCCTTGACCGATTCCAGCCCACCACGCAGCTTGCTCGCCTGCATCTGAGACAGGTTGTGCATTGTCTCGGCGATGGCCTGCTGCGGGTCGGTGCCGGGCTTGTAAGCCGATTCCGTGAGCTGCGTGCCCATGCCGATCAGCGACCGAAGCCGCGACCGATCCACCACGATCTCGGCATACGCGACGATGTTCGACGCGCTGGCCGTCGCCTCGTTCAGCTCGTACAGGTAACCCGCGCCGCCGATCATTTCGGACAGTGCGTTGGCGTCGAACCAGTCGCCCAGCGTCACCGCATCAACCGGCGACTTGCGCTCGATCAGCTGCGTGATGGCGCGGAAGATCAGCCGGTGGTCG